AAGAATTAAAAATATAAAGATATGAATGATGAAATTAGAGTAGGAGACGGGATTATGGCTCAAATACAAAGAGAAGAGAATATTTATGGGCAATTAACACTAGGAAGACTGAAAGAAGCTTTAGATGCACTTTTAGAAAGTTCTGCAAGCAATGAGCAAAATTTACAGTCTGACCACTTTTACCCTGCAACATTCTCTAACCCTCCATTAGGTTATGACTACTTAGGTGATAAAATAAAAACAACAAAAGAAAAGATTAAAAACATTAAAATATAAAAATGGAAAAAGTAATAAAACTACCAGTAAAAGAAAGGAATTTCTTTAGAATGTACTTAGATGTACGTAAGCCCTTTGACAATTTAAGAGAAAGGGATATGGACGTATTTGCAGAACTATTGTATTATGAGTTCAAATACAGTAACATAGCAGATGAAAACGTTAAATGGAAGATGGTTTTTGATTATTCTACAAAACTTGAGATCGCATCCAAACTAGGAGTGAGCAAAGAAGTAGTCAGAAACTCACTCACGTACCTCAGAAAGAAGGGAAAAATATTAAGTGGTAATACAATACCAAAAAAATATTTGCTTAACCCTAGTGAGAAAAATTCATTAAAATTTGAATTTGTGATAGATAATACATAACTTTACACCATTAAACTTATTATAATGGATGAAGAATATTACGAAGATGAGCTAGAGCATGAGTATTTCCTTGAGGGAATATCTGATGAAGAAATGGAAATGGCTATGCTTCAAGCACAAAAAGATATAGAAAAAGACAGGAAATAAAATGCAAAAGAAAGTAGAGGATAAAATTTCAGAAGTAGCACTAAGATATAGGCTTCCGGCTAAAGTTGTAAAAGCAATATTTGAGTCACAGTTTCATTGTGCTAGAGAAGAGATTAAAAAAGGCGTTAGTGGAGAGCCTGATACTTTTGCAAATGTTAAGTTCAAGCATTTAGGTAGGTTTGTAGCCAAAGAGGGAAGAGTTAAATTTTTAAAAAGAATAAAAGATGATAGAGGGAGAAGATTACATAAAGGCTAAAAAGGTCTTTATTGAAGGTGTAGAGGAAGTGGAAAGAACCTGTACAATGGTGTTATTATTTGAAGATGTTGTTTACCCAGAAGAATATACAGGAACAGCATTTGAAGGTGACTATGAGAGTATTACTGTTGTTCACCTTGGGAATGATAACGTTTGCATAGAAATGGACTTTGATGAGTTTGTAGAAATGTGGATGACGTGGAGAACTAAATTTAATGAAAAAGCTGATAAAATTTTAAATGAAAGAGCAAGAAAGTAATGAAGAGAAGAAAGCTCCAACTGCAGAGGTTGTAAAGACTCCTGGAGGAATGGATGCGCTACTAGTGAATGGAATGTACATTAGACAATCCTACAAAGGCCATAGACTAGTTGATGATGGTGAAACATATGAAGAATATGTTGTAAGAAGAGAGTTAACCAATCAACATGTAAACAAGCAAGGAAATCTAATTCACGTTAGCAGTAAAAGTTTAGGTTCAAGGATTGTGAAGAATCCAACACCTTACGTAAAAGAGAAGTAACAATTAAAAATAGAGAAGATGACAGAAGTAAAAAGTGAAAAAGGAGAAGCATTACCAAAGCCTTTACAAAGAATGGTAATTATAAGAAACCCGTTATACGGAGTTGATTTAGAAGAAGTTGACAAGGAAATTAAACAACTTGCACCCAACAGACAGCAGGAGGCTTATGAAAAACAAATGAAAGTTTGGGAAAAAACAGAAGTTATTGCTGCAGATGAAGATTCATCTATTAAAGCTGGAGATGTTTGTCTAACTACTGCATCAGATGCAATATCAGCAATAAAGATTATGAACGGGGAGTTCTTGATGGTTAGAGACGTAATATTTAAAGCAAAATGGTAATTAGAGAAGTATCAGAGGTTATTACCGGCCCAGAAGTTAGTGAGAAGTTAAAAAAAGGCAGCGGCATATTAAAACATGCTGTTGCTACAACTTTTGGACCATTTGGTAGAAATGTAGGGATTACTAAAGTGTTTAATCCTCCTCATGTCACAAAAGATGGTGTAACCGTAGCTCACGCAATTACAAGTTTAAAAGACCCTGTAATGAATTTAGCATGCCAAACAGTTAAAGAGGCAGCTAAAGAGACAGCAAAGAAAGCTGGTGATGGAACTTCAAGTACAGTTATTGTTGCTAATAGCTTAATCCAAAATGGATTCTTCTTAATTGATGAAGGAGCAATAAGGCCAATAGCTTTAAAAAGAGAATTGGATGCACTACTACCTAACATTGAAAAGTTTATAGATAGTAAAACTAAAAAAGTAACAACAAATGAAGAGATTTATGAAATCGCTATGGTGTCTTCTAACAATCATAGTGATATTTCCAGAATGGTTACTGATGCTTATGGTATTATCAAGCAAAACGGTATTGTAAAAGTTAAAAGCTCAAACAATGAGAGGACATTTACAGAGTTAGTTGACGGTATTAAAATAGAGCAGTCACATATATCTTCTACATTAGCAAGTGGAAACAAAACTGAATACAAAGATCCTAAAATCCTGGTAACAGACTTTAAGTTTAAAGGATATGATGAGATGGACTACGTTATTAGAGCAGCTAAAGAAGCCAATTCTCCTTTACTTATAATTTGTCAAGAATTAGATGATAAGGCCGTAGAGAGCTTAATATGGGCTAGAGATAACAAAGTAGTAGACATATCTGTTATTGGTGCTCCATTTGTAGCTGAAGCAAGAAGAGAAGTATTAGAAGATATTGCTATTGCTACTGGCGCAACATTATTGAGTACTAAAGCTGGATGGAGTCCTAAAAGTATTGATGCTAAATATCACTTAGGTACTGCAGACTCTGTAGAAATTACTGCTAGAGACACCAATATTATTGGCCGTCATGGAGATAAAGAGGCTATTGATAAAAGAGTTGCTTATTACAAAGGCAAAATTAAAGAAGATACTGACGGTTTAAAAGATAACTATAAGAAAAGGTTGGCTGTTTTAAATGCAGGATCTGCTGTAATTTATGTTGGAGGTAATAATCCAGTAGAGGTTATGGAAAAAAGAGATAGCATTGATGATACAGTAAGAGCTGTACAAGCTGCATTAGAGTTTGGAATTGTAGATGGGGGTGGTAAAACATACAAAGACATTTCAGATAATGTACTAGGAGATAGTGTTGCTGAAGGATTATTAAGTGATGCCTTGTGTTCTGTAACAAGAAACATACTATGGAATGGAGAATTAGATGATGACGAGGAAGGAATTAGAAAATTCCACGCATCTCTTAAAACCATAAAAGACCCAGCATTAGTAGTAAAAACAACAATTAAAAATGCAATAGCTGCAGCATCAATGGTATTGACTACAGATTGTGTTATTCACCAAATAGAAGAAGATTATGATAGAGAATGAAGATGACTTGTTTAAGTTTGTAGAAAAAAAAGAAGGGTTACAAACAGAGCCTATATCAAGAAGTTTACCGCCAAGAACTTGTGGTAATAGATACATTGAAGACGAAGACTTCTTTTTTGAAGAATCAGAGCGCCAAGTAAGAATTAGAGAGTCTTTTGATAAAGAAGGTAAATTTTTAATTAAAGAATAATATGCCAGTATCAATATCACGCAATTGGAATACAGATGAGAATTATTGGGATATGAACCCTATAATGAAGACTATAAAAGAATTTGGTGATTTGTACAAAAAGGACAAAAGTAAAAAGAAAGCAAAAAGCTCACAGTTAATGTGGGCTATTGCTCTTCTTATAGATTGTCATGATGGCAATGTTTGGCGTACAACATCAGAAGCTGATAAAAGAGAACTCATTGCAACTGACTACTTACAGGACAAGAAATTTGACTGGGATAGTGAGAATAATAAAATATTAAGAGAAGCTTATGAAAGGCATGTCTTATCTGCTGCTGAAAAGGAAATGGTAAACTTAGAGCGCAACCTTGCTGATAGGCAAAGGTTTATAAATGAAGCTACATATAGTTTTGATTTCTATGAAGAAGGAGCAGGCGGTAAACAAATATTAAGAAAAGGTACTGCAGACCAGTTAGATAAAATGATGGCAGCTACCGGCAAGATTTATGATCAGTTAACTGGCATTCAGGCCAAATTAGATAAAGAGAAGTTAGAATCTGCAACCAAAGGAGGAGCTGTAGAATCTGCATCTGAACAAGGATTGTTATAATGGAGACAATAGGAGATTACGTAGTAATAAATAAGAGGAATAATTTCTTAATATCTGAAGTTCCAACTTTGCACCCAAAATCATTAGCATACTCTAAGTTTTGGAAAACGCACAGGAGAAGATGTGTTGAAGGCTTATGGTCTGTAGATGATGCAGATGTAAGTATTAATGTGGATGCAGAGTTAACTGAGGATAACTTAGAACATGTTGGAAACTGGCGCTTCATGCCTAGTAACCTGTATTTCTATGTAAACTTTGGAACAATATTGCATAAGCCAGAGGATGCTCCTAAGTCAGCACCTAAAAAGGCTATACGTCCATTGCTTAGAGATATTGACTGGGAATTATTTTATAATTGGATAGAAGCCAGAGGCTTCTCAGGGTTCAAAGATGACCAGACCTACTCGTGTAACAGGGACTTAGATAATAAAAATTTTGACGGCAAGTATGATAGTACATGCTATAATGACAAAGGAGAGCTTAAACAGTATGTTCCTGCTAGAGAATATTTAAGACAGTTGCATGACAGGCCTTTAGGAATCCCCATGTATCAAAATATGGCTCAGGATTTATTTTGGCTAGCTTGTAGGGGTGTAGGTAAATCATTCTCTGTAAGCGTTGGAATTGTATTACATGAACTAATTACTGATGGTGCAAAAGAATATACACTTGAGAATTTAAAGAACCCTTCTAAGGTTGAGATATTTGTAGGTGCAGCCTTATCTGCAAAGTCTTCAGACTTGTTAGCTAAAACAAAACAAGGGATGACTAGGCTTCCTGGAGCTTATGAAGACGCCAATGAGTATTCTCCATCTCCTATGGCTAAAACAATGGCCGGAACACTTGCTCCCAACAATATGAAAAATAAGTGGAGACATGAATATGACAAGAAAATTGGTGGCGCTTGGCAAAAAAGAGGTTCTGGGTCAAATATAAATCACGGTATCTATACTACAGAAAATCCTGAAGCTGCGGCTGGTGGACGTTATTCTGTAGCGGTAGTAGAGGAGTGGGGACTTCTTGGTAACTCATTAGTTGTACACGGTTCTAATACTGCAACAATGATGGATTACCCTTGGAAGTTTGGTTCTTCTGTATGGATTGGTACTGGTGGTAACGTTGAAAAAATACAGGAAGGTGAGATTATGTTTAGAAACCCTAGAGGTTTTGAAGCATTAGCATTTGAAGACACTTGGGAAGGTACAGGTAAAATTGGATGGTTTGTTCCAGCTTATTACGGAATGAACTCATTTAAAGATGATAATGGGAATACAGATGTGCCTGCAGCACTTGCATTTATAGAGAAACGTAGAGCAGAGAAAGCAAAAGCTAAAGATTCTTCAGCATTATCATTAGAGATGATGAACTACCCTATAAAGCCTAGTGAGATGTTCTTAAATGCAAAAGGAGCATTCTTCCCTCAAGCAGAATTAAAAGCTCATTTAGCAGCCGTAAAATCAAGCCCTCTAAAGTATGTGGATTCACACTGGCACGGAGAGCTTGTGTGGCAATCAGAT